CCGGTCCCTTCAACGAGGTGCCGATGACACCTGCAGGAACGCCGACGGGCGACTGCGTGGTGGGACCCGAAAGATCGATCTCTGTCGCTGTTACACCCGCTGAACCGAATTTGAGCTGCGCCATGAATGCCTCTGTGCTCTAAGTATCGACAAGTGCGAGGTTCTACGGCGAGAATTACAGTGGCTCACATTTGTGTGCAGTCGAATACGCGCGAAAGAGCTAGACGATTAAAGACATTCGGCCGACGCTTTCGCACCGGCCGAAACATCAACTGTTGCTGCGCTCGATCAGGTGAAGTTGATCCCGTTGTTCGTGATTACGAAGTCAATCGCAATGAACTCTATGACACGCGTCGGAACGACGATGACCCGACCGTTCAGTTTGTTGAGGTTGATGTCATCGGTCGAGTTGTTCGTCTCGTTCATGATGACCTGGAACCCTTCGATGCCCGCCTGCATCTGGATCAACCCGAGTTGCAAGGATGCTTGCGACACGAACTTGTTCCAAACGTCCGGCGTGTTCTGCTCGAACTCGAGGGAGTTTGCGATCGAGGTGATGATCCTCTTGACCTCGAGGATCAAGCGTCGAACGTTCACACGATCGAGCGCTGACTTCTTGATCTGAAGCGTCTTCTGCCCGAAGATTGCGAATCCCTGGCGGGGGAATGACGCGATCGGGTTGATGCGTGAATCCTGCAAGGTATCACGATCTGCGGCCGTCAACCTGACCTCAACGTTGGTGACGAAGTCCAAGGATGCCCTATTGAAGCCTGCAGGAGCGAACCATGGGTAACCAACCCGATCGTTGAAGCCCAAGGCTCCCAGGGCGGCGATCGACGCTGGGACTTTGACGCGGCGGTTGTTTGTCGCATCATTGATGAAAACGTCCGGGAAGTACGTTCCCATGTAGTTGTTGTCGATCGCTCGAGAATCCATCGCGACTGACGTTTGACCGACATCTGGGCGAGCCAACGTGCCGTTCGCATTGACAGAAGCGTCGAACAACCTGTACCCATTCTCGTCGAAGCGTTCGAGGTCCATGACGTCGAAGGCCAGGCCGTAGGACTTGACCTTCTGACCTGCGTAATCGGTGATGAAGGGTTCACGGATGCCGGGGATCGAGAGGATGTTGTGATTGATCTGCAGCGGATCTGTCATGATGTTGATCGCCGTGATGTACGATGCAACGTTCGAGTTCGACTGGCCCACGCCGTTCTGGTTCGTCACGAACCCAGCGGGTACGTACGCAACGTAAGCGCCACCTTCTTCAAGGGTCAAGGGGTTGTCCTCGAAGCTCGTTGACTTGTCGTTCATGCGCTCAGCGTCGACGTCAAGGAAGTTGACACCGTCGTAGCCACCGCCCATGAACGTGGTGAACTTGAGGTAACCGGCGAACCGGTTGAACTGAGCCGGTGTGCCCTTAGCGAGCAACGTTGCGAAGGTGATGCGAGGGCCGAGGACCCCGTCGTTGATCGTGTACGTTGTCGTGTCGACCTTACCGTTGCGAAGGTACGCTGCTTCACGCATGTTGGTGTCGATCGACGAGGTCAAGGTTGCGACCATCGTGAGATCAGAGCTGCTGTACACGTTGGAGAAAGCAACCTTCGACAACGAGAACTTGTTGTTGTTGAAGGTGTCGGCTGCGGAACCCGTGACCAACGTATCGAGCGTTGAAATGCCCTGGAACTTCGACAACGAGTTGAAGAGGTTGTTCGACGCAGTCTCTACGTTGGGATCGAGCGGGATGTCATTGCGCTCGAACTTCGCGCCCCAGTAGAACGACGGCATCGTCACCTCGCTCGGGCTGGGCTGACCGAACCACGAAGGAGTGAACTGTGACGTGACGCGCGTGCCCTTCGTCACCTTCGAACGGAAGGGAACGGGAGGAACGATCGAACCTGAGAGCGCGCTAGCCGGGCCCGTTCCTTTCAAGCAGCCGGCCAAGCGGGCGATTGAAGCGACGGGTGCGATGTCGTTCAGATTGTTCGTGTTCAGCACGCTCGCTCCTCGGAAACCGAACGGCAACGCCGTCGTGGGGATCTGAGCGTTGTCGACCGCATCGTTCATCACCACTCGGATGTACGATGAGTTATTCTTGTACTTCCCGGTCGCGATCTCACGACGCTCTGACGGGTCAGTTGCATCGAAGTTGTAGAAGACCTTGCGATCACCGATGATCGCCCCGACGTAGTTCGCATCGTTGGGGTTCAAGGTGCAGTTGTTGAACTGCTCGAGGACGTTCGGGCTGAGGTCATTGTCGCTCCAATCGCGCACCTGCACGGAGAACGTACCGTACTTGTTGGATGCGTTCATCGATGCTTTGATGTTCGAGATGGAGATCTTGTAGAGGTTGTTAGCGTAGGCACCGTCGTCGAGAGCCTCAACTGTGAACAGATCGTACTCTGTCTGACCGAAGGGCTGGCTGATGATCGATGTGGTCGAGGGCGTCCGGTAACGAGCGTCGAAAGCTCCGTACGCAGCTTGGTACGTTACCTTGTCGTTGTAGGGCGCACCGGTGAACGATGAGTCGGGGTTGTTCGCGCTGACGTTCGATGAACCTGAAACAACAGCGATGACCTGACTGTCAGCAGTCGCGATCTCATCATCAACTGCGAAATCGCTGTACACCAGGTGCTGCGTCGAGAAGAAGTTCGTCGGATCAGTGTTCAGAACCTTAGCGAAGTAGTTGGTGCTGGATGGGTTCAACGACGCGGTGACGATGTGGCATCCTGGGTTGCCATCATCGCTGTAGAAAGAGCTGCCCAATGACGTTGAGATGATCAGCTTGAACTCGCCGCTGACGTTCGCAGTACCGAAGTCCTGCAATGACGTGATCTGACCGACGCCTGCAACGGGCGCCAGCGATTTGTTTGATGAGGCGACCATGACACGTGAGCCCGAGGCCGTGAGAAGAACACCACGAACGAGGTTGACGGTCGTTTGATTCGCGAACGAGTCGTTGTCAGTGAAGTCAGCTTGACCGTACATCTCGTCGGTCTGCTTGAGGTGCTGAGCGACGAGGAACTGCACGACGTTATTCGATCGAACGTACGGATCGCCTGCAACCACCTTCCCTTCGATGTGCATGCCAGCGTTCAACACGCGGCCGGTCTCTGAAGTACGAGAGATGTCAAGATCAGAAGCGTTAGCACCAGCCCCCAACACCCTCAGGAACGTAAGTGCGTTCCTGTTCGCAAGGAACGCTTGCGCTGCGTACGGACCGTAACGATGTGGATCGAGGTTACCGAACGTTGCGATGAACGAGTTCGTGTCACCGACGGTGACTGGTACGAACGCCGGACCCTTGTTCGAGGTACCGATGACCCCTGCGGGGACGCCAACTGGTCCCACGGGGGTGGCAGCGGACTGATCGATCTCACGATCGAAGAAATTTGGCGACCTGAAAGTTTGTGCGGGCATTAACTTGCTCCTCTAGTCGATTGATGAATCGCTAGCATAACTATTATGCGCCGTCTTGAAAGACCGAGAACGGTCAATCGTCTGTGACTACAATGTTCAATCTGCCAAGGTTGGCGTCAGGGGCCAGGACGGTCTCACCTTGTGCGTTGCTGGATGAACTTGTTCGAACGACACGAGTGACGAGCTTCCCGTTCTTGTCCAACCCAGTGATCTTTTTGAACCTGGGAGGCAACGTTCCTCGTGAGAACGCTTTCAAGGCTGGATCTTGCGGGTTGATCGCAGCGATGTTCGGGTACAACCTCGTGCCAGCGACGTAACGTTGGTCAGTGCGCTTGCTCTTCGCATCATCGTTGGCATCAAGGGGCAACGTCGGATCGTCGGATCCCAAGAAAGGATCCGGTACCGTAGCGTCAGTCGTGCTGGTCTCGTCACCGATGCCTGTTGTGAATGAGATCGTCGGTGATGAAACGTAGCGCTTGATCGGAACCGGGGCGCCTGGGACCTTGGTCGCGATCATGTACGCGGGGACCTTGATCACGAACTTGTACTTGACGATCCTCTCGGTCTGCGAGTAATCATCCGTGTTCGTCTCGGCGGTGTACGAATTCCCTTCCACGGTCGCCATGAACCAGTAGCCCGCGGGCGTCATCAACCTCCATGTGTTTCCTTGAGGAAGCTGCGAGGAGATGATCTGCTCAAGGATCTGGTTCATGTGCGAGGTGTACTGCGTCCAGATCGTGATGTCGTACGTGGCCGTGAAGAACTGCGGTGACGGGATGACGATCGTCTCGTACACGTTGTTCAAACGATTAGACGCTAGCAACCCACCTTGCATGACCACGGGATCATCGGCCATGTCTCCGATATCACGTAACGTGGTCAACTGCCCAGGATCGGCCAACGAAGGGCTCACGGCGAGGTTCTTCTGGTGTTGTAGGAATAAACGATTGATGAGTCCTTGGTACCCACGGTCCGATTTATCTAGACGGCGGTGGATGACTATCTCGCCGGTCTGTTGGTTGATACCGCGGCCTGTGATGTCAGCGACTGGGTCCTGAACGATGGTCGTCCGAACACCGGTGAACAAAGGCAGGATCAGCGCATTGTTACGATCACGCAAAGCCCGCAACTTCTTGTTCAACGCCCACTTCTCACCTGCGAAGAAGATGACGGGTACACGCCGGTTCTCCGTCAGGTTCTCACCAGAGACGGTCAACGGGATCTCTTCGTTGAAGAGGTTGAACAGTGCCTTGTCAACGTCCTCGATCCCGACCGGCGGGATCGTGAAATCGTTCGAAGAGTTCCCCTCGTACCCAGAAGGTAACCCGGGTACGCCAAACCTCGTCTTTGACCGTGCATCGTATCGTGTGGTCATGGATCACCCTTCGTCATAGAACGCTGACGTGCCAGTACCGTCCGTGTCACCCTTCGGAGAGACCTCCTTGGCCCCAGAGATGGGAGGTCCGACGATCGCCGGATCTTGCAGATCACGGATGTCACCTGTGACACCCTCACCGTTGACAGCCTGACCGCGCTGCTGGTAGAACGTGTTCTGCACTGCATCAGCCTCAGGACGCGAGATGTCAGTCGGGCCCAACGTCTTTGACGCGAACTGCGTGAGACGAGACTTGGTGCCGATCAGTTTGACGCCATCTTTGTGCTCGATCTCACCGTAGATGGTGCGCATGAAGACCTTCTCGGTCACCTCGTAGAAGTACTCGCCGTAGCTGAAGAAGTCACCGATCGCTAGCGCTACGTTCTTGTCGACCAGATCACGGTGCTGGACGTACACCTCGATCTTGAACTTTGCGTCAACGCCGAACTCATCGATCTTCGTGTCCTCCTGGAAGCTGGTGTTGACGAGGCAATCGAGCTTTATGGGCTTGTCAAAGACCTTCTTCGTCGATTCGTTGTAGACC